CTTCGCGTTTAAATTGATTATTATCACCAAACGAATCAGAAGTTTCAACTTCCACATTCTTGGTAATATCAAAAGTCTTCAGTTCTTCAAATACATCAACATCAGGTATATTAGTATCTAGTCTCTCAGAAGAATACTGGAACAGTTCAACCTGCAATTTGTAAACATACAATTTACCAAGCTGATAGAATGGATCCTGGTGTGTTACAAACTTAATCTCGAACAAACCTTTGGTCAATGGGAAGTAGAGAAGATCTCCCTCGCATGGACGATTGGGTAAGATCGTAGTTCCATGAACTCCAATCAACTGCTCCCAGCGTTTTCTTGCAACAGTAAGAGTTGCAGACTGCTCTAGCATTAATCCAAACTTCTGTATAAACGCACCTTGACCTGCAAAAGAATCAATATTATCAAAATACATTTCAATTGGATAACTGTTTTGAAATCTACTTAGACGATCTTCGCCAAGGATCTCATCTTTCGCCACCAACTGTCTGGGAATATAAAATAAATCCTTACCATAAATCTTTAAAGATTCAATGATTAGATCTTCAACAAGATTTTGCTCAGAGGATGTTCCCTGAGTAAAGTAAGAATTGGTTGGCATATTTAACCTAAGAAGAACTCAAGTGGAGCAGACTTAGTCATTAACTCATCTTCAAGTTCTTTTATCTCACCTACTGCTTCATCATATAACTTATCACCGTCCAATGTCACACCACCTGGTAATTGAATGCCTGAAAACTTTTTAAGATTAGTTCCCCACTGTTTTTTAAATTTAGCAGTAACATAATGCTTTAACCAAAGTTCATCCCATACTTTAGAATACTCTACTGGGTCCAAAGCACGATAGCACTCAACAACAATAAAGTCACCAAGCGCAACATCAGATTCCCAGTTAACATCTAGGAATAACTTGTTCTGACGACGATTGAATCTAAACTGTGGGTGACCATTTAACTCTAAGTCTAGCAGAGCCAAATGCGACATAACTGTTTTGTAATAGATTATACTTGTAGATGTAAGATCGTACAAGTCATTTAAACGCAACTGATATTGCAGATCAAATAGATTCTTTGAAGATGATGCTTGGCTGAATGGGAGAATACGAACTACGCCATAAACTGCATCGGGAATATCAATGTATCTTTTATCGTATGCGCCCAGTGTAACTGCTGGTGTTCCAAGAGTTGCAGTTACGTTACTATTTGTACCACGAATTGTTTCGCCTACTGCAAAAGTTCCAGTTACATTTTTAACCAGAAGTGTGTTGCCTGAAGAGGAGCGACTTGTTTCTTTTACACATGTAGCAGTAGCACCAGAAGTTAACCCTGTTACTATTTCAGGAACTGCGAAATTTTGTGCATTGTTTGTTGTAAGTTTAAGTTCAGAAGCACTAATCAAATGCTTCATGTAAACTTTCTCAATACCATCAGGATGATATAATCTCCAGTATTCTAAAGATTCGTCAATACGATCTTCTAACTGTGTATCATCTACGTTGATTTCAAGAACAGGTTTACCCAGCTCTCTCAAACAGTATTCTTTTAATTGGCTTCGTGTGGTAACTGGCATTGCAATAATCCTTTTTGATTATTTATTAACCTGTAAATGTTCCGGATGTTGTGAATGTGTGGTAGGTATATCCATCAACACTGGTAACAGTACCACCTGATCCTCTTTGTGGACCAGCATATCTTATGATGAAAACGCCAGAGCCTCCAGCACCACCTGCTCCTTGACCAGCAGTTCCTCTTCCGTTACCACCATTTCCAGTATTTGCCGTTCCAGGACTTGTGCCTGAAAATCCACCAGCAGAATATATATTTCCGTTTAACCATGTTATACCTGGACCACCTGCAGAAGAAGTTCCTACACCACCAGCACCACCACCTCCACCACCAGCATTACTTGCAAATGCACCTCCAGCATTTCCATGTCCATATCCTACAGTGCTAACTTGATTAGATGGACCTCCACCACCGCTGAATCCGCCTCCTCCACCACTACCTCCAGTATTTCCAACGGAAGCATTAAATCCAATATAATCATCTCCTCCACCTCCACCACCAACAGAAGTAACAGTATAATTTGCATTAACTAAAGTAGAATTAGTACCATTTCCACCAGATGAAGAACCGCCAGCGCCAATAGTTACCGTATATGTTTCTCCAGATATAACATTAAATTGATTTCCAGTAGTATATACTAATCCTCCAGCACCACCACTAGCATTAGCATATCCTCCACTATAATAACCAGCACCACCACCGCCTGCAGCTAAAACTATATCTGCATCATATCCATACTTTTGTTTGATGATAAGGATACCAGATCCACCAGCACCACCTGGTCCTACTGTGCCGCCTCCTCCAGCTCCGCCACCACCAGTCGCAGCAATACCACTTCTAGAAGCACCAGATGACCCACCTCCACCAACACCTCCAATTGCTGTTTCATTAACTTGTGTTGGTAAATTTACAGTTTGTGAATCTATGCTTGCGCCGCCACCACCATAATATCCTCTGGTTCCCGTTAATGTATTTGATGAGTTGGTTCCTCGTATCTCCCATCCAGTCATTAATCGACCTGCACCACCATTCCCGTATGTACTTCCTGCAGAGCTAGCACCGCCTCCAGATCCAGTCGCTGCTCGACTGTTAACTCCAAAAGAGCTTGTTCCTCCACCACCAGCATTTCCATATCCACCAGTTGCACTTCCTGCCTGTGTAGAGCCTCCACCATTAGTATTTAAAATTCCCCCATTATCATTTGGTTTTCCGCCACCACCACCAGATCCACCAGAGAATCCACCACTAGTAGTCCCGCCAACTCCACCACCATAACCAATCCATTCAACAGGCAATGCGTTTTTAGTTATTGATGTATTACCTCCAGTAGTTCCTGATGCTCCTGCACCAACATTAATTCCAAATAATTGATTTCCCCCAATATATGCAATAGCAGCAGCACCTGATCCACCACCACCTGTAAATGATATCAATGGAGGCGATGTGTATCCAACACCATTATTTGTAACAGATATAGATGTAATAGCGCCACCAGAAACAGTGGCAGTAGCAGTAGCAGCTATAGATGGTGTATTGCCAGTTACTGGAGTGATAACAACAGTTGGAGCAGAAGTATATCCAGTACCACCAGAAGATACTCTAATGGCAGAAACTTTTTGATAATATGCACTTGATGTAGAATTTAATATAACATTAAGTTTTTCGGCAACACCACCGCCGCCTCCTCCACCGCCAAGAGAAGCTACAGTACCTGCTGTTGCATTACCTCCGCCTCCTCCTGCACCGACTAGTAGCATATCATAGATACCGAAGTGTGGTGGAGTGAATCTATGTGCAGTTCCTGGATTTTCAAATATCCAGTAGCGATTAATAGCAGTGCTTCCTGATATTGCTGCAGTTTCGTACCTTGCAGCATTGGCGAAAAGATTAAATGTTCTGCTAGTAGTTACTCCAACATTATTTGTCACGTTAACAACGAATGATGTTATAAATGAGTCACCAGAGAATACTGTCAGTGTTCCACTGATCAATCCATTGGTAGTATTAAGTGACAATCCTGCTGGTAATGTGCTGCCTGATGCCAGAGCGAAAGCAGTTCCACCAACTGCTTGCAACTGTATTGAAACTGGAATGTCCATCTGAACATCTGGCAGAGTTGCTTCTGTAACCCAAGAAGCAGCAGGATAGTAAATAATAGCATTTGTTAATGTTACAGTAAATCCTAACAAATCTGTCAATCTAATCGCATAAGATCCATACGACTTTGGTGGTACTTGCACAATAACTTCAGTCGCACTTACGAATGTTGTGCTTGTTGCAGCAGTTCCACCGATAGTCGCTGATATACCAGAACTAAATCCAGTTCCAGTAACTTTAACATATCCACCACCGATCTCAGCAAAACCAGCATAACCTAACGGAGTTCCACTTGAATTAGTTACTACAACTGAGTTAATAGATAATCCACCAGTGCCTGTGGCAGTTCCACCAATAGTAGCATACACGTATATCTCAATTGAATCGCCTGCGGTAGCGCCAGTATCTAAAATAACATTGACGCCATCTGTCGCAGTATATTGATCTGCGGGAACTCTTACGTTATTTTTGTAAACATCTACATAAGAGTAATTAGTTGATGGAGTAAAAGTAGTTTGTCCAGAAGTAGCAGTAAATGTTTCTATTGTTCTAGTTGTTGTGCTGCCACCACATTTGATGGAGCAGTAGCCGAAGTTGTTACTGTTGCACCACCTGCACCCTGAACAGTAATTCCAGAAAGTTCTGTACTGGCAGCATTGTAAGTTATATCTCTGGCGAATTTTGCTAGTTCTTTTGCGTTTGACATTTTTTCCTCTAGTTAACTCCAGAAATAGTTATGCTCCCCTAACCATACAGCCATTAAACCAAGTAATGTTTGGACTATTAACTGCTGTAACAGTTCTATCGGCACCAGATCCTTGTTGAACATATATTTCAAAATAATCAGTAGATCCGTTAGCATATACTAATGAATTAACTTGCATAGCCCAAAAGTTTGTGGCAATTTGTATGCCTTGTTGATTTGTGCCACGCTTGTATTCTGATCCGTTTTTCCAAATTACAATCATCATTTCACCAGTGCCAGATGCTCCATCTAAACGAACTTCAGCATTTAGTTGATAATAGCCTGCAACTGTTGGTGTAAATCGTGAGTTGGCATAATTATTGTTGGTATCAAATTCTTCAGTTTGGAATAAAACCTTTTGCTGTGAACCGCTGGTTATTGTTTGTAGGACTGCAGCTGCATAAGCACTAAACGCTGGTCCATTGACAGCTTGGTTGCCACTAATTTGTAGTGTGCCGCCTATTGCTAAATTTTGACCGACTATAAGACCATTCTTAACTCGAAAGTCTTTATCTGTTGTTGCCATCTGCTTCCCTATCCACAGATATTATTGAAATATACTACGCTGTTATTTCTACTACATCCCAAGAAGTTGTTTCTTCATTCCAAATATATCTTTCGCCATCGGTTGGATATGCAACTGGTGCCTCCCACAAACAGGAAGTTTCATTCAGTATCCAAGAATTAAATGGCTTTGGTGGAATAAATGCATCTCTTTGTGCATCATAGGTGTAGCCAATTCCTGCATAATTCTTACGCAGTGCTTTTGTTTGGTCCTCTGATGGTTCATTTGTGTTTGATTGATAGTGAACTCCACCACGAGTATTATAGGATGTCTGAATCCACTCGCCTGGAGAAGTATCTACAAATGTATTAAAAAATTCTGGTTCGGCAACAATAACTTGAGTTACTGTTCCTTCAACTACTTTCGCAAAATGTGCCATGTTTGTTTTCTCCTAAAAGAATTATTTATTAAGCTGTAAATGTGCCTGATGATGTAAATGTATGTATTGTGTAACCATTCGCAGTAGTTATTGAGCCACCTGTTCCTCTTTGAGATCCTAGATAGCGTAAAATTACAATGCCTGATCCACCAGTACCAGATGTAGGATTTGCGTGTCCAGTTCCGCCACCGCCTCCACCAGTGTTGGCGCCACCATTGCCTCCATTTTGGACGCTTGATCCAGCACTACCACCAGCAGTACTACTAACTCCATTTGATCCAGAATTTAATGCTGAACCACCACCGATGCC